CAAACGGGTAGTGCTGGACATTTGGGAAGTGGAACGAAGACGTGCTGCCCGGGCCGAATTGCAAGCAAAAGTAATGCAACACAAGATGCAAGTGGAATCGGCCAAGGCTGGAGCTCAGGCGTTTGGGGCTGCTACCCAAGCCCCAGAGCCGGGCAGCCTGGCTGAAATGATGGTGCCGAAAGGGGCGTAAGTATGACCGAAGAGGAGCGCGAACAGAACGAGGCACAACTGAGTTTAGAGGAAAGTGACCGAGAAGTATTTAGGCGTGCTCTGAGTTCTGATGATGGGATACAGGTATTGACCTGGATTTTAAACGAATGTGGGTATTGGTCTTGCGATTCCGAGAAGGTGGAACCGAAATTACACGCACTGGGTAATCGACTCCTGGCTAAATTGGGGATAGTTCACGAATTGAATCTGTTTGAGCTGACCCGGAAATATACCGAGGCGGCCAACGATAACGATATAGCTGCGCTACGCAGCATGATTCACAAAGAAGAGGAGAAAGAAAAGTGAATGATGTAATGGGAAGAATCTATTGGGCTCCAGATGGGGGCGGTGCCGGCGATGCTGGGGATATTGACGATACTGTTGATACCGACGATGCCGGTGATTCCGGGGATGGGAAAGATAAAGGCAAATTGGACATTGCGTATTTCTCACAGCTTTCCCCCGATGTGCGGGAAGCCCTGAAAGAACGGTTAGCCAAATATCCCAAACTTAATGATTTGGCTCAGGCCGTGGTCAGTCAAGAGGATCGGCTCTCTCGCGCCGTAATCGTGCCTAATGCGGAAAAGCCCGATCCGGAAGAAGTCAAGGCGTTCAGGAACGCTATGGGATTACCGGAGAAAGCCGAAGAGTACGAGATCAAGATTGAGGATATCGAGGGTGGCAAGGAAGTTGCTGGTTTGCTGAAAAAAACCGCGTTCAATATGGGCTTGACCAAAACTCAGGCCAAGAAATTTGGAGATGTCGTTGTCAAGCTCGCAAGCGCGGGAAAGACCAAACAGGAACAGGACCAGAAGAAAGCCGCCGAACAGTTTGAGCCACTTGTGCTGGAGAAGGTTGGCAAGGATGAAGAGAAAAAGACCGAGGTGCTGAATTTGTTCAAGCGCTTTTTGATCAAACGTATCGGCGATACCGAACTGATCAAGTCTTTCACAGATGCGGGGTTGATTTATAATCCCGCTTTTGCCGTGAAGGCGGCGGATATTGAGCGCAATTTCAATGATGAAGAGTTTGTTGGAGGAGGTGCCCAAGGTGGCGGAACCGGCAAGAAAGGTAAGGGAGTCTTCGAGGGTTATTCTTCGGACTTTCAGAAACAATATGGAGGACAAAAATAATGGCTGATCAGGCGAAACCATCTAAAGAAGAGGAAAAATGGAAAGCCGAAGATGATGCCCGAACTCTTGCTGGTGCAATGGCTATCTTGGATGATCCAGAACGTCTAAAGAAAGCTAAAAAAGCTGCAAAGAAGCTTCTGGAACAAGAGGAAGAGTGGGCAGAGGAAGCCGAGCAAAAACGCAAGGCGATGGCTCGATTGGCTGGTAAGGGTAAGATGAGCGATTATTCTGACAAGTTTAACGAGATTTACGGCTAGTCAGGGATGGCGGGAGGTAAATATGGCATTACTAGACGATGTGCTTGAAGAAGTGAACAAGAATACGACAGACGATACAAAAACCGACAAAAAAACGGATCAGACAACCGGCGGTAAACCTGAGAAAAGACCGTTTATCTATGATCCCAATTTTGAAGAGCAATACGGAAAGAAAGGGAAAAAATAACAACAGCAAATTGCTAGACACTTGAGGTGCCGAAAATAGACCTGCGTTTGAGATTATTCGGCTGAAACCGAGCAGGGAGTACGAGCGAATCCTCGCCAGGGGACAGGACGGCGCAATCTGAGAAACTAGAAAAGTTGCTAAAAAATCAAACTTAACTCAAAAGGAGTAACAAATGGCAGTTATTACAGCGAACACGCCCCTCAGCCTGGAAGAGGCACACAAACGTGAGGGTATGACGGAGCTGCACCGGTAATCGCCGAATTGCAGCAAGAGAATGACTTCCTGGACGAGGTTGTCTGGCTACCAACTACTCACGGCATGTACAACAAACAGTTGCAGGCTAAAAAGCTTGGTAAAGGTGCTTTCAGCAAGGCTAATGCGCCGGTGCCGACACTCAATAGTGCGGCCGATGCAATCCTCGAGCCGGTGAAGTTGTACGAAGGCGATAGCCCTGTTGACGAGCGAGTGCTCAAGGGAGTCAAAGACGCATATGCTGTCCGTGATTCTGAAGATGCGATGAACCTTGAGGGTATGATGCAGGACTGGATCTACAATCTGATTTACTACGATTCAGCTGCAAATCCCGATGGGTTCAAGAGCCTCATTGAGCGGCGGGCCAGCCTGGGTAACAACAACTGTTGGGGCCTGGGTGGAAGCGGTGGAGATACCACGTCGGTCTGGATTTTCGAATTCGGAAAGTCTGGTTTCTTCTTGGGTTATCCGCCTGGAACAAAGCCTGGCCTACTCGATGAAGATCGGGGCCGACAATATGTTGCCGCTCCTACGGGAACAGGTAACTATTGGGCCTGGGTCCGGCACTTCGAGATTTGGGCTGCCCTGGTAGAACGCAACACACGGGCCGTACAGCGGATCACCAACATCGAGACTGCGGGTTCGTCAAACAACTTCCGCGACACCACGGCCGGCCAGGGAATCGATGTGTTCATCACAGCGAAAAACTGGTTGCCGAAAGCCGGACGGAACGCGGTTGCTTTTTGTAACCGCACCATCAAGGCGCAGCTGGATAACATGGCCTTTGCCAAGAGTAACGTATATTTGACAGTACAAGATGTCAAGAACTATGGCCCCATCACGTTCGTGGCCGGAATTCCGATCCGGTTGATGGAAGCGCTTAAAAACGACGAAACCGTGGTTAGCTAAGGAGGCAAGTCATGAGAGATGCACTTAACGAGTTTGGGAATATCACCCTGGCAACCGCCGACACTGACGTTTATAGCGCAACGATTCTTGATCTGAGCACAATCAAAAGCGGATCGCGTTTTAGTCGGCACGCAATCGGCGTGTCTGGTGAGAACGCATATATCTGCTTTCGGGTGGCAGCGGATTTTGAGTCAATTGACGGTCTGATACCGTTCCTGCGCGAGGACAGTGACTCCGGGATGGGAACAGCCAAGAAAATCCTCATCGGACCTCAGGTCACGGCACCGACAAAGGGTGTAGTGTTCACACTGCCCCTGCCGGCAAACGTCAATCGGTACATCCAAGCAGGTGCCACACCGAAATCATCCGCTACTTTCACCGAAAAAGTGGTGGAAGCCTGGATTGAGTTCGGTCCAAACGTTCCCGAACAAGGCCCTGATGCCTAACGGGAACTCACAATGAGACCAAGCCCCCGGCGTAATACCGGGGGCTTTTTATTAAGGAATAATCATGGCTGGACCTGCGCTACCTACCTCGTGGACCGAGCTTTGCAACGCCGCACTTGCTCGATTGAATATAGATGAGATCACCGACTACGATACCGATAACGGGCCAATTGCCGTACAATGCCGATTGCATTTGCCTTTACTGATCGAGGAAATATTAGGCGGATATGATTGGAATGGAGTCAGCACACGGGCGGAGCTTACCGAGAATGAAACACCCCCGGACTTTGGATATGACAATGCATTCGATCTACCCTCGGATTTTATCCGCTTCTGCGGTGAAGATGACGAGGATGTGGATGAATATATTGTAGAGGGAGATCAAATACTTACCAATGCTGAAGAAGTCTATCTTCGCTACGTGTTTCGTCCAGCAACGTTCAGTGATCTACCCGCTTACATTTTACCAGCATTCATTGCGGGGCTGGCTGCGAAGCTTTGCAAATCCCTTACATCCAATGATGCGCTACAAAGCAGCGTGCAGCAGGAATACGAGACCCCGGTAATAGGGGCGCTGGCAAAGGCTCAGGCGGCAGATGCGCGGTTCAATCAATCAATTCCCCCGAATCAAGAAGATCACACATGGCATGATGAGTTGAGGTAATCGATGGCGAATGTAACCACCGTTATCAACACCTTCATCGCGGGTGAACTCTCACCACGTGTCGAAGGAGCGGTGAATCAGACCATATATAACGCTGGAGCCCGAACCCTGGAGAACATAATCCCCTTGCGGATTGGCGGATTTCGGCGAATGCCCGGTTCTTATTACTTGGCTTCCAGCTATACCGGAGTCAAGGCGCGGTTGATTGCTTGGCGATCTCCCACTACTCGCTATATGTGTGAGTTTACCAACACCAAGATACGATTCTGGAAACCCGATCATACACTGTATGGCGCACCACTTGTGTTAACCTCAACCTATACTCTGGCGCAGCTATGGGAGATTCAATACAAGAGCATCAAGGGCAAGCTATGGTTGGTTCATCCGAGCCATCCCCCACGGTATATTGAAGAGGTTGGGGGAACGCCCACCCTCACCACTCCCACCTTTACCGGAGACCGTACTTTTGACAGTGCCGACAATTACCCCTCTATTGTGGAATTTATCGCCGGTCGGCTGGGCCTCGGGGCTACCAATGCAGAACCAAACGCTCATTTTTTGAGCCGTGCCCCGGATGCCGCTGCGGGTACGGACCGATTTACCGATTTCACATTAGGAGAGTTTGCCGATGATGCGATCATTCTCAAGGAATCGGAGGAACGGTTTTTATGGATGGTATCACATCGTGGAGTGCTGTCCGGAGGAATCAATTATACCTGGATTTCAGACGGCTCAATTCCCACCCCATTTAATTATGATCTGAACGTATTAGATTACGGTGGAAGTGCTGCGATTCAAGCGGTGGCCGTGGGACCGTATGTGTTTTACGTTACTCCCGGTACTCCTGCCCTTCACATGGTTTATTTGGGACCGCAGGAGGAACCACTGGACCCCGAAGCAAACAAATTCTCCGAGCATATTTTGAAGCCTGGAGTGGTGGAGATGACGGCCATGCTTCGACCGCAACCCTACCTATTTCTTGTGCGTAGTGACGGTCAACTTGTTTCCTGTACGATTGAGGAGGCTGGAGGGGGCGCAACGGTATTCGGCTGGGCTCGTCAAAAACCGGCTAATGGCGGACTGATAGAATCTGCGGCGGTAATGCGTAGCGACATCGGAGAAGATGAGCTATGGGTGTCGGTTTTGAGGGGAAGTACAAGGAATATCGAGTATTACGTGTTGGCAGATGATGGTGAGGATTTTTCCGAAGCCCATTATGTGGATAGTGGTTTGCGGAAAAGCTACGGAACACCCACCGATACCATTACCGGACTAGATCATCTGGAAGGTGAAGATGTTGACGCAATCGGAGATGGGCAGTGGATGCCCACGAAAACCGTGAGCAGCGGACAGGTGACTTACGAAACCGAGGTAAGTTTAATCCATATCGGATTGCCCCATCCAGCCAAGGTGCGACCTCAGAAACCCG